TTCTCTACAAAACCTTCAAAGGTGCCACCAAGAAGATTGCTTGGCAGATTGCTGATAAGCACAGGCTGACCGAAATAAACTCCGACTAGGCTGTCAAGCATTGCCGTGGTCATGTCTGGATTATCTAGACGGAAGGTGATGGCTCCAAGTGAGCCTTTAGGCACACGCCTTAGATTAAGCTCTCTATTGGCAATATCCGTGATGTCTGCAAGGTTCTTAATGTTAGAGTCAAATGAACGCTCAAACAGTCCGTAAGTGGCTATGGAGTCCGCATCAGAGGTACTGTAGGTGCTGCCGTATCCTGTGGCATAGCGATAGATAAGGCTGTTACGGATGCGAGCAGTCTGAATTGTGGATTTGATAGAGGATGGTGATGCAAATGAGCCATCGAGGAAAGTATAGCCATTTGCTGCAAGAGTGTTAGATCTGTGGTCTGCATCGTCATAAGAGACATCTCCATCTTTTTCCTCATAAATCTGACCCAGTGCGCTGGAAGCAATCTGATCTGCAAGTGTCTGAGACTTAGCAGAGGCACTAGCTGCAACAGCGATCATTGTGTAAAAGCCTGAGTCAATAGTGCCAATGTAGGACTCGGCATCATTCCATGTGACGGTTGCTGGATAGGTGTCCCATGTATCTGTTGGAGTTACCTCTGCCCATGACAGATTAAGAGCTGCGCCAAGGATCGCACTTATCTGTGCGCCATCTAAACCTTCTGCAAGGGCTGTGTTATAGACAGCCTTTGTCAGTTTAGCGAGGGAACCAATGCCAAGAATTGTGCCAGTAGTGATGTAGCCAGTTTCATCTGGGCTTCTTACTCCCACATTGAAATCTGATACTTCGCCACCAAACACGGTGACATAAGTGCCAGTTCCATTTTTTAACTCTAGGGTAATTGGCTCAGTAACATTGATCGTAAAAGCTGCATTGGTAGTGTTGATAATTTCTACTTGGCAGTAACCTGCTGTGGCTTGTCGATCAATATCTAAACGACCAGATGCAAAAGAAACAGAGGTGACTGTCGTATAGACATCATCACCTACTGTAACTCGCCATTCTGGAAGCCATGTCATGCGATCTGATAACCTCTAAGAGTTCCACGCTGTTGAGCATCGATAAGAACTTGGTCGATAGCCTCGGCAATAGCGTTGGGATCACCAATGCCTGTGTTTACAATAATTGTGTTTCCCATAGAAGCAGACTCCCTTTGACGGAAAGACTGCAATGCTCCTGAGTTATCGTACAAAGAACTTGCCTGCAAAGCTGCTAAATCTGCTGCGTTCTGCAAGTCTAATAAATCTGCAAAGGCATTGGCGCGAGCTGCTGCTGCATCTGCGTACTCAATAAGAGCATTAGTTGATGCTGCTAGTGCATCCTTCATGCTTACTGGTGCAATGTAATCTTTAGCAGGAATACCTGAGCCAAGGGAAGCACTTGTAGGCACTTTAGCCTGACTTTGTGCATTAACAGAAGCCAATAGATCAAGCATGGATTTAATTTTTCTTAATGCTTCATTCAGGTTTTCTTGGTCAATCAATTCTTTAGGCTTAAGGCTGTCAAGAATAGATTTAATGTCTGCAAGTTTAGTATTCTGACCAGTCAAAGCATCAAGTGATTTGAGATCGGCATTTAACTTTGCTGTGGCATTGATGATTGCCTTTTCATCCTTTGAGGCTATTGCATCTTCTAGATCATTGATTGAACGCTTGACATTTAGACGAGCAGTATCATTAGCAATCTGTAAGACCTGTGCTGCGCTTGTTGCCTTGCCTAAAGCCTCAGCCTGATTAGTCAAAGCTGCTGCAATCTGGATCTTATCTAAATCAAAGACATCGGTTCCCTTACCTAGAGCAAGGTTAGCCTTGTCAATAACGCTTTGCAGCTTCTTAGCTGTGTTCTGCTTATTGAGTAGAGCAAGTCTTTCTTTCTCTCTAGCCAATGAATCCTTTTCAAGTTTGGCAAGGAGTTCCTGTTGCTTCTTCTCAGTAAGAGTAAGTTTTTGTTCTTCTTTCTTGTCTGGAATATTAAGATTGACCCCAAACTGTTTGCCAGCAAAGCCAGAAAAAATGTTCTTAGGAAGATTTTTAAGGTTCTTAATTAAAGTAGGAATAACGCCAATAGTGCGACCAGATTGGACAACTACTTTACCTAAAGCTGTGGCAATAGTCTCAATAGCATAAGCGGCATCTGCTGCATCTGTGCCACCGCCTACAAGGGCAAAAGCATCAACTAAGCTTCCACCGATGATTTCAGATGCATTAGAAGAAGCAACGCTAAGAACATCAAATTTGTAAGCAGTTGTGCCGAGATAATCTTCGGCTGCTCCTGCTGATCTTTTTAGGATAGTACCAAGGATTTCATTAAACGACTTAGATTGAAGTTCTGCTCTAGTCAATCCTGTGTTGTATTTAATAAGTCCTCGCGTAATACCAACATAGCCTTTACCAAGGTCATCCGTAACAGTTGCAAGATCAATTCCAGATGCACGGCTAATTGTAATTGCATCATTAAGAAGTTTTTGAGACTGAGTTAATGATCCAGTTGTAGTTAATAAACCTTGAAATGCTGGACGAAGAACATCGTCTGCAATAGCCGCTGACTTTTCTAAATTGGCAATGTATTCTGTAATTTGAGGATTAGCAAAGCCAATGCCTAGATTTTCTACAGCTGTTGTTAATCGTCTTGCTGCTGCTTCATCTTCTGCAAAAGCCTTAACTGCTGCCTTGCCGTAAGCAGTAATGGCAGCAGCACCATATGCGATACCTGCTGCTCCTGCTAGTTTCTTAGTGGTGCTTGCTAACTTGCCGAGTGCGGTTTCAGCTTGCTTAAATCCTTTGGCATCAAACTTGGACGCAATACTAATTACTTCTTGATAATTCACGCTGCACTCCTTAGTGAGTTAGCTTTTGAACGCTTTAGCAATTCTTGCTCTGCTGTTGTTATAGCTTTATTGACTATGCCTTCAGCTCTGCCCTTATCAAGTGACCATGCCTTAAATATTAAGCGACCACGACCCTTTAGACTACCTGTAAGAGGTGGAAGCGCAGCAATAAACTGTTCTCCAGCTCTAGGATTAAGAGAGTGTGAAAACTTATTGCCTGCTGGCCCTTTGGGACCAACCCACGGTTGACCCTGTGGGCCATTGCGTCCAGCAGATTCATAAATGGCTCCAGCGCGTGAATCATTGAACACTCTAGCCATTGTGCTGAAGCCTTGTCGATTAGGTTTAGATGTTGCAGTTGTATAACCAATCTTTGCTTTAATGGTTGAAGCATTAAAGATTGGAAATTTGCCTTCACTAAATGATCGACCAGACCAGTTGCTTAAAGGTGATTGAGATGGGACAAAACCCCTAGCCGCTTTTGCCACCGGGGCAAGTCCTCGCTTCATTTCAATTTTAAGAGATTTTTCTAGATCGGGTGCGAAGCGGCGCAATGCTTTTCGAAGATCAGCGTTTCCGCGTAACTCGATTTGCATCGCGCACCTCTTTCGCTTCGTCTTTAAGCCCTTGCACAAGTGCATCGAGCATTGTCTTATCTAAATCTAATAACTGCTGTGGCGCGATTCCCAACCTAATGCTTAGCCTAGCAATTAGATAGGTGAATGGAAGATCGCGCTTTAAGCTAAAGGGTCTGAGTCAAGCACCTCAACACTTTTAAGTGTCTCAATGAAGTCAATCCCAAAAGGCTTAACAGATTCACCTGCTCTGCGTGTTACTTCCCATGCCAACCAATAAACATCGGTCTGCTTTTCCTCATCGCGGAAAGCTTTGTGGAAGCCCTTTTTAGCGTAAGATTCAAAGCTGTATTCAACGGCTGGTGTGATCTCGCCTTCTAGCACGCTTCCATCTGTACGAACGATCTTTAGTTTTGCCATGGTTTGCCCCTTTGTTTAGTTGTTTAGAATGTGCCCGTTGTGGCTACTGCAACTGTTGAGTTAGCAGTGAATGTGATTGACTGTGTGCCAATATCGCCAACAGCACCATTGATGTCTGTTGTGTTATTGACTAGCAATGAAACAGTGTATAGAGGGTTTGTTGCAGATACTGCTGTTCCCTTTGTCTGTAGGAATACAGCTGTGACTGTTGTTCCCCATGCTGCCTGTAGTGTTGCCAATACATTTGCTGATGCTGTGTCGTTGAGGAAATCAATAGTTACACTAGATGCTTCCAAGCCTTTTACGAACTTGTGTGCTGAGTCACCCATTGCAGTTACTTCTAGCTCATCGAATGTGCGATTGATTGTTACTGCTGTGACATGGTCTGAAAGATCGACTGAGTTGATCTTCACGCCCACATTATTGTTTAGAAATACAGCCATGAGATTATTCCTCGTCTTTCTTAGTAGTTGCTGGCTTTGGTGT